GGTGCTGATCGTTTAGTAACTACTGTTCAAGATCTAGCAGAAGAATTTGGCTACGATGTTAAGTTTTTAACTGCTATCCCTAGACAAAATGATGTGCCTTGGGCATTTCATGATAAAACAGAATGGATCAAAGCACGCTGGCCTAATATCCCTGTATGGTTTGGTCCTTATAGCAACGACAAGCAACAACACTGTCGCCCTGGTGATATTTTAATCGACGATCGTCCTAGCAACATCTATGAATGGAATGCTGCAGGTGGTATTGGAATATTACACGTTAATTATAACGTAGATGAAACGCTGATTAAACTATCTAGTGTAGTGTAGCGTCTGCTGGACGAATATTTTCAGAGGATAGTTTAACTAAGAATTTAATAATATCTTCTATGTTAGGGTTAACTTCATCATCGTCTTCTAGAGTTTCTGGAAAACTAATACCTTTAAGTTGACCTTCTGAGTTTATAACAAAAACAAAATCTTCTGGTTGTATATCATCAAGAACATCGTATTCATCTAGATCTACTTCTATATCCATAAGTTCTTCTGTAGTTTTTGCCACGATAGATCTCCTAGTTAACCTACTGCTTGAGGACTGCTACCACTTAGTTGTGCGTCTAATTCCGCTTTCATTTGCGGTAATGCTTCATAAATTTGAGGAGCCGCTGAGGTAGCATCTCCCGACTGTTTCGCCGTTGATAGAAGTAGTGTAGCGTAGCTGCCGCTGAATAATACCGAATATGGAGGGTTACCTGCCAAATTGGTTGTTTCACCGTTTATAAGTTTCCATGTTTGTTCCCAGGCATTGGGACCTGTAGCTGTTGCTTCTACAGTTATATAACTACCGGTAACACTGCCGGGTGGACGATCAAATCTTCTAGAAATTGTAATTGGAAAATCTACATTGACTTTACCCGGAGCCGGACCCGGAGGTGTAGTGACTATTGGTTTTATACCATTATCTTGTAATAATTGTTTGTTGCGACCTTCGGCTAAGCTGGCTTTAATTGCTTCGCCATACGGAGTATTGGGATTGGCTAGATTGTTTAATACATCACCTATTCCGCTACCCCCTGTATCTGCTCCAAACTTATGTAGGTTCTGTGCAAAGTTCATTGATGAACCTAGGTTATTTTTTACAGGATTAGTAAAATCAACACCTGCCGTAGACCACAGCGATGTTGCGTTTGCTATCGACGAAGTCAAAGCTGAAATAGCCGCAGTAGCGTTAGTAGTAACATTTTGAAGGAAACTAATAATACTAGGCCCACCGGATAAATGTTCCGTAAAATCACTCATATTAGGCAGGCCTTTAGGTCCACTACCAGTACCTGTCATGTTATCAATTATACTTTGATGGTCACTGATTAATCCGCCTAGACTTGGGAAAGTTGCTGTAGCTAACGGAGTTGATACTGATTTTATTTGTCCGAACAAACCAGGAGCTTGACTAGAATCTTTAAGAGTGCTTGCTCCTAGGTCAGTTAGGTGCGTGGTCAAGCCACTTACTCCACTGGTTAGTCCTGAGATATCTGATGTAGGTGCTAGTTTAGTTGGATCTGATAACTGAGCTAAATTTTGAATTCCACCTGCGCCAACTACGGAAGGAACCTGGCCAGAACCAAATGCTGTGCTAGCTGTACTAGAACCTTGTGTTACTGTTCCTTCTACAGTAGAACCCACTGACGATGCGGCACCTGCAAACGCATTATTAGTATATAAACTACTATCATCACCATTATAACTAGGTAATCCGCCAGGTGGAGTAACTCCAAATTGATTAGCTACTACATTTAATGTAGTTGGATCAGTGATAGTTTTTAAAGAATTTGATATTTGATCTTGATATACTGTATCATTTAAATTTTCTAAATCAACCCCGTTAGTAGTTAAAATTTTATTTACATCAGTAGCATTAGATAATTTATTATTCTGTAAAGATTGAACTAGACCGGTGGGTGTGCCAAAGTTCTTAAGATCAACTCCATTGAACATAGAACCACTAGAACTTATTATTGATCCTGCTGATCCTAAACTGCCAAGCACATTGGTCATGCCACGATCTACACTACTGCCCATGTCAGTAACTCCGGCACCCAAATCACTGTAGTTAAGGTTGGCCATAAAGTCTGAACTAGCACGTAGATCTTTAGCATCTTGTATATGCCCATGAGCTTGATTTAAGAAATCACCAAATGCAGCATGGTTTGGTGATCCACTAAATCCTAGACTAGACTGTAAGGTAGTTAGAGAGGTAATAGCCGCGTTGGCCTGTACATTAGCTGATGAGTTGCTATAGGCAATGTTAGCTAATTGCGATAGTGTATCTTGTACTGGTGCCGCTAGTTGTAGAGCAGATCCTTGATTGATACCAATCATAGCAGTGAACGTGCTAGGTGTCAAACCAGCGGCGGGGGTAGCCAAAGTAACCTTTAGATTATTTACTATGGTACTTGCTGATTTGGACGTTACAAGATCTGATATTGCCATTAATTATTCCTAGGTAATAATGCCGCCTGCTGTAGCTGGTTTAATACCAGTTGTTGTTTCAATGTAGTGATCTTCTACATCTTTAACAGTTGGAGCATGTAGCATAACATGAGTTTTGTCAATGCTTATACTCTTATTTAAGTCACTAGTGAATAGACTTTGCACTAGACCAAGGCCTTTAGCACTTGGAATTACTGTACATGGTTTACTTACAGTAAAGGCAGTAGCACTATCTTCTACAATTTTGGCAACCAATTCGTCGCCATTAACTAACTTAAGTGTTACTGTTTGATCTTTTTTATAACCTTGTTTCTCAAGCATTTGTTGCTCCTATGCGTTCTTGAATTTGATCAGCGTTTAATTTTGCCAATCCTTGATATCCACCTTCTACTAACAACTTGCCGTTATTGTAGATCTGTGGAGCTGTGCGGTGACCTTCATTGATCAACCATTCACGTGCTTCTGGATTCTCATCGATTTTAATTTCTTCGTACTCGAACCCATTAGTCTTTAGGTAGTGTTTTGCTTTATCGCAAAACGGACAATTATTTTTTGAATATACTGTTAACATGGTTTTTCTCTTATAAACTTGGTAATGCGTCGTAGTCAATAGCGTCGCCCATAACACCAATGACGTAGTTAGTTGACTCTGATTCTTGTAGGGCTGTTTGTTTCTTGCTGGTATCGCTGTGCTTGTTAAACCAAGGAATAGGAGTAGTCTTTGGTGCTGGGCTTTGGTATTTAATACCGATAGCTTTTAAGGCATCCACGGCTGTATAGTCAACAAAATCTTTAAGAATATTAGCATTTAATCCAATAACTGGACCTTTTTGGAACAGATAATCGGCCCAGTCTTTTTCTTCCTTGATAACGCTCAAGTACATGGCATATACTTCTGCTTCACATTCTGCTTTGATGTCAGTAAAACGTGGATCTTCTTTGACTACTTGATTAATTAAGAACGCTGTCCACTCTTTGTGTAGCAGTTCGTCTTGTAGGATCAAGCTGATAATGTTACCATTACCAATAAAGATCTTGTTCTCAACCATGGCCAAACTTGTAGCAAATGATACCATAAAGCGGAATGCTTCTAGGCCATAGCTAGCATGTAAAGCTAACCAAATAGCTTTGATGTGATCACGCTCTGCTACGGCTTCTCCCATTTCTTTGCGACAGTTAATTTGATGTAGCGCATCATAATAGTCACCGATGTTACTGGCCATGCCCACAATCTCAGCAGTGTCATGAATAGTATTGAATACATCTTTAGGCACATTGTAAATATTGCGGATAATATGACTATAGCTCTTACTGTGAATATTAGTTTCAAAGAAACTCCAATTACTGATCAGTGCTTCTAATTCCGGAATACTCACTACAGGGCCAAATACTTGGTTAGGTGCTCGGCCTTGTAGGCTGTCTAAGGCTGTTTGACGTAATAAGTTACTGGTAAAGATATGACGAACTGCATCTGATGCATCTTTAAAATCATTAGCATCTTTGGTTAGGCTAACTTCTTCAGGTTGCCAAAAGAATCCACGGGCTGTGGTTTCAAAGTTAGCAACTTTGTTATACTTAACTTCTTCAAAGCGTTGGATAGTCACAGGACCTGCTGGATCAAGGAACATCTTACGTTGTAGATAATTTGTTTTAGTACTTAGGTTGTATTGTTCTTTTGACATTATAACTTACAGCTTTCGCAGTCCTCTTCAATATATTCTTCAACGGTTTGTGTTTGTATTGGTGTTGCTTCTACATCTGCCTTGGCGCCTTGTTTGTTAATTAGGCTATAATAGAATGTTTTAATACCCCAAGCATGTGCCTGCATCAAGTTCTTAGCAATTAGTGTTGTTGGTACTTTACGATCTGCCCAATGTGCTGGATTGTAAAAAGTGTTAGTACTTATACTTTGATCAACATAGGCTGCAATTACCGCCGCCGTTTTTAAGTAAGCATCACAGTCAGTTTGTTCCCACATCAATTGATATTTGTTTTTTAATTTGTGATATTCTGGAACAACTTGAATAAATGATCCTGCTTTTGATTCTTTAACTGAGATCAAACTCATTGGCATTTCAATACCATTAGTTGAGTTAATAACAACACTAGAACTTTCAACTGGCGCCACTGCCATTAAAGTGGCATTACGTACACCATGTTGTTTCATATCAGTGCGTAGAGTTTCCCAATCCAATTCTGGAGTAAAGTCAGCAAGTTCATTAACACCTTTAGCACGTAATTCCCAAGGAAACGTACCTTGTCCGTAACGTGTTTTTGCTGAATCTTTACATGCGCCACGTTCTTTTGCTAGTTCTACTGTGGCTTCTGTTA